AAGTATTACCTTGTTGTATAGGTGATTATAATAGTCCTTTAGGTAATACTCGTAATACTCCGATAAAAGAAATATGGAATAGTCCGGAATATAGAAAATTACGTTTACAAATGATGAGCGGGAATCAACCTAGTGCGTGTAGACAATGTTGGGCTCATGAACAGGTAGGAAATGAAAGTTCACGTATGCATATGAATAAAGAATTTTCAAAGTTTATGTCATTTATAGATGAAACTAATCCAGATGGTAGTCTTGATGAAATGAAGTTACGTTATATGGATGTACGTTGGAGTAATATTTGTAATTTTAAATGTAGAACGTGTAGTGCAACATATAGTTCTAGTTGGGCTCAGGAAGATAATAAAGAAGAATGTTTTATTTTTGCAGGTGGCGAAAATAATGATTCGTTATACGAACAATTTAAATCTTATTATAAAGATATAGAAGTTTTTTATTTTGCAGGTGGAGAACCTTTACTTACTGATAAGCATTATGATGTTTTAGAATATTTAATTGATAATAAACGTACTGATGTTACATTAAGATATAATTCTAATGTGAGTAATTTGTTTTATAAAAAAGAATGTATTACTAAATTATGGAATAAATTTTCTAATGTTCAAATTGATGCTAGTTTAGATAGCTTTGGTGATCGTGCTGAATATATCAGAGAAGGTACTGTTTGGAATGAAGTTGAAGATAATTTAAATATTATTAAAAAAGAATCACCTCATGTTAAATTAAATTTCAATACAGTAGTAAGTGTGTTTAATGTTATAACTGTTACTGATCATTTACGCTATATGGAGCATAAAGGATTTGATACATCAAATGTAATCTTATATAATATTGTAGATCCCAAACATTATACTATTTCTATATTGCCAGCTCATTTAAAACAGTTTGCTTATTATAAAATTATAAAACATTTACCAAATGTTACTCATGAAGGGTTAGTTAATCAGTTAAAAGGTGTATTAAGATATCTTGAGAATGCAGAATATGACCCAGTTGCTCATAGTAAATTTAAGCAATACACAGAGCATTATGATAGAATAAGAAATAGAGATTTTAATAAAACATTTCCAGAACTTAACGGTGTGTTCTAAAATCGATATTTTGACCATGGCGCATTTCTAACGCATATTTTGTCATCTTTAGCCAACGGTCGGATTGACCATAAACACTAAATTTTGAATCATTATGTGAGACGTTGTTCATTAGTTTGATCCATTTCTTTTGTATATCACCTACTTTTTCATTAGTACTGGGGCTCCAGTTGTGTTTAAAAGTACGTTTTAAATAATCATAATGTTCTAAAGGATGTGGATGTCCGTCTTGAAAATTTTTATTAACTAGTTTTCTATCTGCTTTAAATTTTTTAGTCCAGTTATTATTATAAAGTACTGAATAGAAACTAGGTTTAAGATTGCTTATCGTTTCTTTATATATGTCTCTTAATTGATCTACTCGTAAGTTCTTACCAAATACTTTAGAAGTATGTTTATCAGGTTCAACTTTTAAAGAATCGTCCCATTGATTGACATAATGTATTAACTCATTCATTTGTAAGAAATGCCATTGAGCTTTATGTCTAAGCATTTCACTAGCGGCTTTAATAAAAGCTAAATCTCTTACTAATGCACCATATTCACTAAAATATTTTTCAATCCATTCTTGATCATAAGTTCCTTGACTATAGATGTTGCCTGGTGTAACCCAACCGCCACGATCACGATCAGATCCTGCTTCGAAGACTTTAGAACCAGGATGAAAATATCTATCTTCTCTACCTACATTGGTCCATTGTACTATTATAAGATCTTCGTGTGTAAAGTTGTATACAGCATCGGCCTGCATTAACATATTAAAAATATAGTGATTACCTGCACCTGATTTGCCAAAGTTATAAAATTCTGCTTCACGAAATTCATAGCCTAGGATATTTGCCCAAGTAGGCCATAGATAATCTGTAAAACTACAGCCAAAAGTAAAGAGTCTTTTGATGTCTATTGTAATTAAATTTTTCATTTAGAAATCCTCTGTATTCCTACGATGATGCACTTTAACGATTGTAGATGCAAGATCTTTAAATACTTGTTTAGTATGTTCCTCTTTATACATTATTTTATAGTTATGTTTAAGTATGTCATATTGTTGAAAACGCCATTTTAATTGTTTTTCTTTGCTCATTTTATTTAATTTTTTTACAATCTCCTTAACTTGTTTTAGAATCATTGTCCAACGTTTATAATCATCTTGTTCTTTGTCAAAAGTATAGTCAAACATTTTATCATATAATTTATAACCATAATCTTGTAAATTTTTATTAGCCCCACGTTGCCCCCAAATAATAAATGGTTGCAGATGGAATATCGAACGAAATGTCTTTTCACTCCAGAATCTACTAGTTCCGAGACAGTCATCTGAAAATGTTTCTCCTACTATTTGAAATAATGTGGAATTATGTAAATGTGAATTTAAGTTCAGAGCATGATTAGTTTCAAAGTCTTCTGTATCTGCAATTAGAGGACAGACCTTACCGAATCTTACTAGGTCGTCCTTTGTTATTCCACAATTTTTAGGTAATTGATTGTGATAATTAATTATATTTTTTGATGTAGGTTTTAGTGGACCATGACTTACTGTACCAAACTCAAATATATCACTATAAAATAGTTCATAAGCACTTAAAATTCTATGTGGCCTGTTTACTCTGCTAAGACTTAGAAAATGCTTTCGTCCGTAATAAAATCTTCTAGTTTCCTTTATTGCTTCTTGTAGTTTATTTTCTGCAACAGCTTCAACTTCTTTGTCATTATAATCAGTAGTAATTTTTGTATAATGTTTTAAACCAAAAAGCATTTGTTCGAAATTATTGAAACAAGCTACATGAATAGATTTACTTACTTTATGTTCATGATTATATCTAATTAAGTTTTGTTCTTCAACCATATTAGCTGAAATAAAGATAACTTTTTTAGGAGGTATTTCATATTTTTTACAGTTAAAATATAAGATATCAAAGAATGGTGTATGGCCATATATAGTACTAAATCCTTCTGTACTTGCATCGAAGATAAAAAATACTTTTGGATTTTCACGAAGTTTTTTTAAGTATTTTGTATGTAAAAATTGAAATACATCGGTATTTTTCTTCCATCCTGGATATCCTATCAATCCATGAAGAAGAAGTATTTCTGGATCATAAAGATTATGTCTTTTAAACGCTTGTAATAGCTTGTCACAAGAAAGTGCAGACTCTACTTGGCGTAGAAATACATTTCTTTTAAAATAGTCAACTTGTGGAATCATATAAAAAATCTGCCATAAATATTGTTATATTTATGTGCGTATATAATGATTGGAGAATAGTGTGAAGATTGGATTTATTGGATTAGGAAAATTGGGCTTACCATGTGCTTCTGTTATTGCTGAAAAAGGACACGATGTAACTGGTTATGATGTTGCTAAAGTAAAAAGTGATGTTATAGCTATTAAAGATACTATTAAAGAAGCAGTCCAAGATAGAGACATTGTTTTTATCGCTGTACCTACACCACATCATCCTGATTATGATGGTAAAGCACCTACGGCACATTTAGAGCCTAAGGATTTTAATTATGATATTGTAGTTGATGTTTTGCGTGAAGCAAATATTCATATGACTAATAATCAATTATTAGTGCTTATTAGTACTGTTCTACCTGGTACTACACGTAATGAATTTGTACAATTAGTTACTAATACACGATTTGTTTATAATCCTTATTTTATTGCTATGGGTACAGTAGCCTGGGATATGGTAAATCCAGAGATGGTAATAATCGGAACTGAAGATGGAAAGTTAACTTCAGATGCAGAACAGTTAATAGAATTTTATAAAACAGTAATGGAAAATAAACCACGTTATGAAGTCGGAACGTGGGATGAAGCAGAATGCGTTAAAGTTTTTTATAATACTTTTATTAGTATGAAACTTGGATTTGTTAATATGATTCAAGATGTTGCTGAGAAGCAAGGTAATATTAATGTTGATGTAGTCACTAATGCTCTTTCAAAAAGTAGAAATCGGATTATTAGTTCAAAATATATGACAGCAGGAATGGGAGACGGAGGATCTTGTCATCCAAGAGATAATATTGCATTACGGTTTATGGCCCAAAAATTGGACTTGCAATATGATCTGTTTGATGCTATAATGAATACACGAGAAGTACAAGCTAAGAACATGGCTAAGAAATTAGTTAAGTTAGCTATAGAAACTAATCTGCCAATACTCTTGAACGGAGTTAGTTATAAGCCAGGAGTTAATATTACAGATGGTAGTTATAGTTTATTAGTTGGTCACTATTGTTTTGAACTAGGATATCATTGTATTCAAGTTGATCCATTAGTAAGTCCACAGAAAGGACCGTTTAGTGCAATTGTTTTATTAGCACATTCTGAGCTATATTGCTTCTTGAATGATGATAGTATTGTAGTAGATCCTTGGAGAAAATATAAATCAAATAAACACAAGGTAATCTATTATGGCAACACACGATGAAAAGAATATTAATAGTTGGAGACAGTAACGGATTAGGAGAATGGGGTCAAGTTACTCCTGGACCAGGATGTGCTTCTAACGTAGACAATACTATTTTTAGACCTTACAATCAAGATCGATATCTTGATATAAAATATCCTAAACCTTTTCAGTTAGTTTGGCCAGGCTTTGGATATTATTTAGAAACTGAATATGGCCATGCAGTTGCTAATTATTCTTTTGGCGGCGCCGGGAACTTTGAAGCAGTTTTTAGAGCAGAAGAAGCCTTAGGATTAGCACCACCATTTACCTCTCCTGTATTTTATAATCCTGATGTTATTATTTGGATGTTAACAGAGCCTGCTAGAAATTATACACGAGTTAAAGATAAGCGTAGTGCGGCTGTAGAAGCAGGATTAGTTGATTTAGAAAAACATTTTCAAGCAAGTTATGAAGCTGGAATAGATGATATTAAATCAATTGCCGATTTAGATCGTACTTTAACACAAGTTGCATTTGATTCTGCTCAGCGTGTTTATGATGAAACAAAAATTCCTTGGATTATAATTGAAGGTTGGGGGCGTACTTGGAACATGGAAAACGATTATTCGTTTATTAAACACGTTCATAAAGATTGGTTAAGAAATATTATAGGTAGGGATCTACCTTTCATTTCATCTTGGGAAGCTCTAAATAATATTCAAGCCCTTAGACCTGGGTTAGCAAGAACAAAAGAATTTAAAAAGATAGTTAATGATTATGAAGAAATTGTTGCTTATATGATGAGATCAGATGATTTTCCAGACAATGCTCATCCTGGAAGAGTATTACACAAACAATTAGCAAAGGAAATAGCACCTTATGTATGATATTGTTTTTATAAGTTATGAAGAACCCAATGCAGATGATGTGTATGCAGAATTAAAAGAACGTTATCCAATGGCTAAACGAGTTCACGGAGTAAAAGGCATACACCAAGCTCATATAGCCGCGGCTAAAAAATGTTTTACAAAAATGTTTTGGGTGGTTGATGGTGATGCAAAGTTAAAGGATGATTTTACTTTTGATTATATTTGTGAAGATTGGGATTTAGATGCTGTTCATGTATGGCGTTGTCAAAATCCTGTAAATCTTTTAGTATATGGATATGGTGGTGTAAAGTTATTACCTAGACAATTAACTATAGATATGGATGTTACTAAACCAGACATGACAACGAGTATCAGCAATAAATTTTATGCTCATACAGAAATTAGTAACGTAACAGCATTTAATACAGATCCTTTTAATACATGGAAAAGTGCTTTTCGTGAGTGTGTAAAATTATCAAGTAAACTTATTAGAGGCCAAATAGATGATGAAACAGAAACACGATTGCTTATTTGGTGTAATGAAGGTATGAATAAACCTAATGGCGATTATGCTATGATGGGTGCAAGAGCAGGAAAAAAATACGGCGAGGAGAATAAAGACAACAAGGAAGCATTATTTAAAATTAATGATTTTGATTGGCTCAAAGAAATGTATGATAAAGAAAATTGAAGATATAGTTAAATTAGGTCAAAGGTCTATGCTGGAAGATAATGTTTTTTCAGTTAGTTGGATCTTAGGCAGATTCTGTAACTATGATTGTAGTTATTGTTGGCCTTATGCTAAAAGTAAAGTTCTAGATCATAGACCGCTTTTAGATTATATTCGTACTATGGATGAAATTAAAAGCCAAGCTAGAGTTCATGGATTTGATAAGTTTCATTTTAGCTTTAGTGGTGGAGAACCGACTACATATAAAAATTTCATAAATTTAATTAAAGCATTTAAAGATCCAGTTAGCAGTTATCTTAGTTTGCATATGACTACTAATGCTAGTCCAGGATTTAATTGGTGGAATAAGTATCTAACAGCAACTGAAGGATTAGATCGTAGAAGTATAACAGCAAGTTATCATGCAGAATTTTCTAGTGAAAAAGAATTTGGTGGCAAACTTAAATTTTTACAAGACCATGGTGTGTTAGTTACAATTAATCAAGTTATGGTTCCACAGTTATGGGAGGAATATTATGATAGAAGTAAAAGATTTAGCGATATGGGTCTTCACGTTACTCTTAAACCTCAGTCTAATTCTACTGCTAGTGCTATTGTGGATGGCTATAATGAAGACCAAAAAGAAATTTTACAAAGAGATATGGAACAAGAAGTAAATCAGTTAGCATTATATGACAAAGATGGTAATGAACATACATTAGATCAAGCAGAAAGACTTAATGCTTATGGATTTAATAAATTTAAAGGGTGGATGTGTAATGCAGGATATCAAAGTTGTATTATTCGTGAACCTGGCGGAGAGATTAAAAGAGGATACAGTTGCCATGATGAACCTTTAGGTACTATTGATAAAGGATTTACTTTGTTTAAAGAACCTAAAGTTTGTATAACACCGACTTGTGTTAGTAGTGCCGATAGTAAGATACCAAAGATAAAAGTATGAAAATAGATATTAATGATATAGCTTATTGGATGGATGCAATCCGTGATGAAGAAAATCATCAACGATATCATATGTTAGAAAGTTTTTGGCATGGTCAACTTAAAAGTAAAGTTTGGCTATGTGAAGAACTTGCTAAAGTTACTCATGCAACAACAAATAAAATAGTTATTTTTGGAGGCTGGTATGGAATTTTGGCTACAATGCTTTTTAACAGCAAACTTGGTGTACGAAATATTAGATCTATTGATATTGATCCTACGTGCAAGGAAATAGCATTAAAAATGAATAAACAATATGAGATAGAGGAACGATTTACGGCAGTTACAGCAGATATGTGTGAATATGAATATACAGATGATCCACATATTGTTATTAATACCAGTTGCGAACATATTACGCAAAAGCAATATGATACTTGGTTAGATAAAGTTCCAAATGATACATGGATTGTTGTACAAAGTAATAATTTTGTGTCGCATGGTGAACATATTAATTGTTCAGAAAGTCTTAAAGATTTTAGATGGAAGTCAAAAATAGGTAAAGAGTTTTATTCAGGTACATTAGAGTTACCTAAATATGACAGATATATGATTATAGGTAGAAAATGAAGGAACAAATAATAGAACAATTAAAAACGGTCTATGATCCAGAGATGACAAGTATCAATATTTTTGATTTAGGATTAATTTATGATATTGATATTAAGGATAAGGATGTTACAATTACTCATACGCTTACATCTATGTTTTGTCCGATGGCGGGTGCAATTTCTGAAGGCATAAAACAAGCCGTTATGAAGGTAGATGGAATTGGTGAAGTTAGAGTTAAGTTAACCCATACACCGCCATTTACTCAAGATATGATGAGTGAAGAGGCTAAACTTGCGTTAGGATTATAATGTATAATATAGAAGATATAAAGTCAATACATTTTGAAGTAACGAGCAAGTGCCAAGCTCGTTGCCCTATGTGTCCTAGAAGAATTCAGGGTGGTCCTTTAAGAGATGGTGTAGACTTAGAAGAAGTTTCATTAACAAATTTTATAAAGTGGTTTGACGTTGACTTTATTAAACAATTAAATCATCTTAGTATGTGTGGTAACCTAGGCGATCCAATGATAGCCGAAGATACTTTAGAAATTTTTAATTATTTGTATAAGC